GCCCGCTATCTAATGTTAAAAGAAGATGTATATTATATTACAGGAGGAAAACAGCAGGATATATTATATGGTTATGAAAATCAATCAGTTATTATATATGACCTCGCAAGAACTTACGCCGATAATTTAGAACATATATATACAACAATAGAAAATTTTAAAAATGGTATGTATTTAAGCACAAAATACGAAAGTAAACAAAGATATTTTAAAGTCCCTCATATTATAGTAATGGCTAATTTTAAGCCTGACTTAAGTAAATTAAGCAATGACCGTTGGGACATATTAGAGTTAGAAAAAGATAATAAGAATATTGTTAATAATGATACTCCAAAAATTATTGATAATATGGCGGTAAATAATAAAGAAGAAAAACAAGAAGATGAAAAAGACTATGAAGGAGATAATGAAGAACCTCAATTAGATGAAGACGCAATTAATAATATAGCTATAGTAGAACCAGTTAAACGGATATCGGTATTTGACACAGAAGAGTATAAACAAGCCTTACAAAGATACAGACACAATAAAAAATTAGGACTTATTAAAGACTAGGCAAAAAGAAAAGGTAACATTAATTTTCCCTATTAGTTCAATGTTGGAAATGATATATTAATCTTATTTAACGAGAAATCACCTCGCCCAAATGGGTGATTTTCGGTGAATATAGTGGTTATATCGTTGAGCTAAAGCCAGATATAAAGACATATAGAGACAACAACAAACCCTTAAATGAAGTAGGCCCAAAACGACCGTAGGAAGTAGAAAGCCGGATGAAACAAACCCCTTAAAGATATTTTAAAGATACTTATAAAACTTAAATCTGCCGAGCGTAAGCGAATGCAGTTAATAATAATGATATTTAATGATACTTAATATATTTCAATGGTGAGAACCCTAAAAACAGGATAGACTACGCTATTTTTTTTTATGTTATATTGAGACACCTATATTCACATAAAGACCGCAATCGGCGGAGCGTGAGCGACTGCCGTCAATGTTATATATTCCATAGAGATTTCCAACAATATATTTAAATAGATAATTAGCCAAATGTTTAAAGACCCGCTTAAAGACGCTTAATAGGTATAGTATTACCCTATTAAGCACTTCCTAGACATTTAACTTTTAAGACAAAATTACAAGCAGAAAATTAATTAAAAATACCGAATAAATTATTTACCCTAGAAAATACCCTAAAAGAATTATGGGGAGTAATTCTATATAAAAAATTAAAATCTCGCTAAATATTAAAGAAAGACAAAAAGATAAAAATGACACAATTAAGATTTCAAGATATATGTTTTACATCATTTAAGACTGATTTGGATTGGTTTAAAGACTGGACACAAGTCCCGAAAAGCATAGTTAGTTATATAATCCTACAAGGAGAACTTACAAAAGACGGAAAAGAACATATTCAAGGATATTGCCAATTTACCGGACAAAAAAGAATGGAGCAAATAAAGAAGTTTTTTAACGACCCAGCCTTACATATTGAAAAGACCTTGGGAAAACCTGAACAAGCTTCGAATTACTGTAAGCAGATAAAGAACGGAATATTTAAAGCCTATGAAGAATATGGAGAAATGAAGATTAAAGCACAAGGCAAAAGAAACGATTTAATAGAATTAAGAGAAGAGATAAAAGCCGGTAAATCATTAAAGCAAATACAATTGGAGACAGATGATAATAATAAATTGCATTTAACTTTACATTATAATAGAACCCTTAAAGAACTTGAATATAACGTTAAGCAAGAGAGATTTAGAGAAAGCATAAAATCAGAATTTGAAAATATAACTTGGAGACCCTTCCAATTATTAATATTAAAAGAATTAGAGAATATCGCTGACAAGAGAAAAATAAAATGGGTATTTGATGAAGAAGGAAATAGTGGAAAATCCTTCTTAGCCCGCTATCTAATGTTAAAAGAAGATGTATATTATATTACAGGAGGAAAACAGCAGGATATATTATATGGTTATGAAAATCAATCAGTTATTATATATGACCTCGCAAGAACTTACGCCGAT